AATTTGCAACTTTTCTAAAATTATTACCTGGTTTTAGTACCTGGTAATAAATTGTTACAACAGTAAATTTTTGTATATTTACACACGCATAAAAATCTGATATAATGTACCACATGGGAGGTTTTTATATGGCAAAAATCAGATTAACAGACAAACAAGTAAAACGAAAACAATGGATTGTAGAACAAATGGGAGATAATTACAAAGAAATTGACGAGCCACTCGTTGATGCGTTAGCGTTTGCTATTGATCAACTAGAATTTATGGATGCACAGATCAACGATGTTAAATCATTACTTGAATCTCGCCAGTTTATGGCTAATCGTGATAAATTTGTTAAACAAGTTGAAAACGGAATGAAAATGCTAGACATTACACCGCAAGCACGCAATAAAGCAAAGATTGAAACTGCAAAAACAGTTGATCCATTGACTGAACTACTAGGTGATATGTAATGAATTATACTAAAGCAAAAGACTATTGCGTTTGGGCAATTGACGAACAGAACAACAAAGTGCCGAAATATGTAAAATATCAATGCAAACTGTTCCTTGATATTTGGGATAACAATGATGAATTGTCATTTTTTAATCATGATAAAGCAGCAAAGATTGAAAAAATGCTTACGCTTGTAAATGTTCCAAAGGGTGAAGGTGTAGGTAAATCAGTTGTAAATACATTAACTGGTTTTCAATGGTTATTACTAGTCGCACCATTTTGCGTAATGATGCGAGATGATCCTGAAAAACGACGTTATGAAAACATTATACTTGAAATTTGTCGTAAGAATGCTAAATCATATGTGTCAGCACTCATATGTTTAATACTTATGATCCTTGAGCCAAAATTTTCACGATTTTTTACAGTTGCACCAACTGGTGCACTTGCACGTGAAACATTTAAACAAATTAAGGAATTCGTATTAGTTAGTCCAGCACTAGACAAACATTTTAAATTACGCCGTGATAATATTATATGTACACTAACATCTAGCGAGTATGTGCCACTAAATTATAGTACATCGACGTTAGATGGTAAATTACCAAACGCATGGCTTGGTGATGAAGTTGGCGCGTTACCTGTATCATATCCACTCGAAGCAATGCGCTCAGGCGCAATCTTATTAAAGAACAAACTCGGGATTATCATGTCAACTAAATACCCAACAGTCGATAATCCATTCGAGGACGAAGTTGACTACGCCAAAAAAGTACTTGATAATGTAATAGACGACACAACGACATTTGCACTATTATATGAGCCAGATAATCCAACAGGATCATGGGAAAGTGATGATACTATCCTTGCTCATGGTAATCCGCTTGCGATTGATGTACCAATTTTATGGGATAACTTACTTAAAAAACGAGTAATTGCAATCGAAAAACCTGCAGCACGAAGCAATTTCTTAACGAAACATTGCAATATTATTACTGCTGATAGTAGTACAGAAGCGTATATTGACATTCAGGATCTACAACAATGTCGTATTGACGACTTCGATTGGTCTGGCCGAGATGTATATGTCGGACTTGATTTATCTTTAACGAATGATAACACATCGGTTGTTATGATCACGCGTGATGAATATGGTCATTTGGTATCACATCCAATGTGTTTTATCCCAACTGATAACATCGATAAAAAAACAAAAGAAGAGAAATGTGATTATATAAAATATATCGATCTTGGATTTTGTATCGATTGTGGCACAAACATCATAGATTATAGTAAAGTTGAATATTATATCATTGAAACGTTGCAACAAGATTATAATGTAAACGTTGTTGGTGTTGGTTATGATCGTTACAACGCAATTTCAACAGTTAACAAACTTGAAGCAGCTGGAATTGATTGCATTGAAGTACGTCAACATTCAAGTATACTTGCATCTCCAACCAAATTATTATATGAAGAAATTAGTACTCATAATTTTAGATACGTTACTAATCCATTATATGAGATCAACTTTGTAAATGCAGTTTGCACATATGATACTAACTTAAATCGATATGTACATAAAAAGAAGTCAAATGGTAAAGTTGATATGGTCATTGCAACATTGAATGCTGTATGTCTGTTACAACAACAGGAACTACTTGATGATAACTGGGTTTGTAGTTAAACAGTACAATATATAGTATGTTAACAAAATTCGTGTAGCTATATAGTGTACATACAAAATATAGCTGTACAATTATACTTTATATACTATATACAGTATACATTCACCAATATATTTGATATTATAAGAATGTACCTCCGTCGTGATAGTGCGTCTTAATGGCGCGTTTTCTTTACTATTTACAAAGCTACAGGATTATGATATAATATACTCATAAAGACAAATACTTTAAAATAAGAGTCCTATACGATGGAAAACAATAGCATAAATCATGTCTTTTAGTCATACTTGTTATAACAAACAGGTATGACTTTTCTATTTACAATTGTTGCAACACGTGATATAATAATAATTGTTAGAAGGAAGGAGGTACAAACTATGACGGATCTAACACATAGAATCGCATTTCGTTGCACTGAAGAATTATTTGAAAATGTAAAAGAAGTAGCGAACGATAAAGGGTTAACTGTTACCGATTATATTACGTTTTTATTGATCGATGATATTGGTAACTATTACGACGGGAAAGGAGGTGAGTAAAATATTTGGATGGTTTAAAAAAGAACAACGTAATGATAATGAAATATTAGCAGATGTTGCTACTGGTCTTATTCAATCCGGAACAACAATTACACGTCAACAAGCAATGTCAATTCCTGTTGTAACAAAATCCGTTGCGTGGATCGCGGGTGCCATCGCAGCGTTACCTATTAAAATGTACACTAAAACCAATAGCGGTTATCAAGAAGTATATAACGATTATAGACTACAATTATTAAATGATTATAGCGGAAATGGTATGATTGCGAATGATTTAAAACGTCAAGTATTAACTGATCTACTTCTTGACGGTAATGGTTATGCATATATTAGCAAAAAAGGTAATAAAATTACAAAATTATCATATATCCCTGTAAATCGATTGACATATACTGAAAGTGTTGGCACAATCGACAAGATTGTAAATGTTTGGGTTGACGGAAAACCAGTGCAGGATTATAACGTATTTCGTTTGGTAAACAATAGCAAAAACGGTATCAGTGGTATCGGTTTTGTTAGTGATTGTCAAGATTTATTAAGTACTGTTTTATCTAGTTTGCAATATGAAAATTCTAGTATCTCGTCTGGTGTACGTAGAGGATTTTTAAAATCAAAATCCAAACTAGATCCTGACAAAATGAATGAACTACGACGCGCTTGGAAGAAACTCACAACACCAAATCAAAGTGATGTGCTTGTACTTAATGCGGGTATCGAGTTTGAAGACGCGAGTAATACTGCGACAGAAAGTCAGCTATCTCAAAATAAAGTAATTAATATGCATCAAATTCTTGCATATTTTGGTTTACCAACAAACTTTTTTGAGGGCGTAAATTCTGATGCATACTTAACTGCAGTACGAATTGCTGTATTACCAATCGTTAAACAATTCACAAATGCATTGAATAATTATATGTTACTTGAGTCTGAAAAATCAAATCTTAAATTTGAAATTGATACAAGTGATCTATTGCGCATTAATGCAAATGAACGCTTTGCAGCATATCAAACTGGCTTACAATCTGGTATTTTAACAATCGATGAAGTACGTCGTATGGAAAATTTACCAGTACTAGGCATGAGTTATCTTAAGTTAGGCCTTGGTGATGTGTTATATAATATTACAGATGGTAAAATCTTCGTACCTAATACAGGTACAATTGTAGATCCTAATAACAGCACTGTTGCAACAAAAGATGAAAATGCTGAAAAATAGGTGTTTACATCTGTTGCAACATATGATATAATAATATTTGTTAGGAGGTGAAACAAGTTTGAAAATTGAATTACGAAATAACGGCGTACATCTTGAAGGATATGTAAACGTTTGTGGTCGCGAATCTCGTACATTACGTGATTTACATGGTCCATTCATTGAAATTATTAAACCTGGTACGTTTGCTAAAAGTCTTGAACAACGTTCTAATGTCGGATTAATGTTAAATCATAAAAGAAATTTAGAGCCGACTAATTTAGAACTTTATGAGGACAATATCGGCTTACGTGCTATGATTGATATTGACGATCCTGAAGTTATTGAATTAGCGGAACATCGCAAACTAACCGGTTTTAGTTTTGGATTCGTTGCTAAATCTGATATTTGGGATGACACTCAAGAAGTACGACGACGTACGATTGATGGGCTTGATTTACAGGAGGTAAGCATTTTATCCGTAACACCAGCATACATTGCCACGAGTATTGAGGCACGTGACGGAGATGCTACTTTACATGAGCAACGTTCTATCGAAGAAACACTTGAAGTTGACGACAAACGTGAAAAGTACGATGTCGGACAACTTAATACATATAAACAACATTTTGAATTCTTAAAAGGAGAATATAAATAATGAAAGAATTAATCGAAAAACGTAATTCTATTGTAGAAGAAATCAATAACTTATTTAAAGATGCAGAAACAGAAAAACGTGCACTAACTGAAGATGAACAATCTACGTTCGAAGCAAAAACTGCAGAATTAAAAGCGCTTGATAAAACTATCGAGGCTAAACGCGAAGCTCGTTCTTTAACAATGATGGATGTAGAAACACCAGAAGAAAAAGAAGAAAAACGTTCTATTGAAGAAATTGAAGCGCGTGCGTTTGAAACATATTTACGTGAGCAACGTGCTGGTGAAATGGCAAAAGGTGATAACGGTGCAGTTATCCCTAAAACTATTGCAAATCGTATTATTGATACAGTTAAACAAGTAGCACCTATTTATGCGTTAACAACTAAATTCAATGTAAAAGGTAAATTACAATTCCCAGTCGCTAAAAATGCAATTACAACTGGTTATCAAACAGAATTTACAGATATTGCATCTAGTGCAGTTGGTTTTGATAACGTAGAACTTGATGGTTATCTTATTGGTGCATTATCCAAAGTATCTGTGTCTTTAATCAATAATGCACAATTTGATATTGTTAGCTACGTCATTAACAAAATTGCGCAATCTATCGCTGAATTCTTAGAAAAAGAATTGATTGTAGGTGCTACAAATATTAAAGGTATCACTAACACTGCTTATGAAGGTAAGGGTGTAAAAAAAGTTACATCTGCAGCGGCTGCAATTAGTGCTGATGATCTAATCGACACACAAGCCGCAATTAAAATGAACGCACAGAACGGTTGCCAATGGTTGATGAATCAAACAATGTTGACTGCTGTACGCAAATTCAAGGACAACAATGGTCAATATATTTTAAATCCTGACGTACGCACAGGATTTGGTTACGAGTTACTCGGTAAACCAGTTATGATCTCCGACGAAATGCCAGATAATACAGTCATTTATGGTGATTGGTCTGCAATGTATGTTAACATTCATGAAGATGTAAACATTCGTCAATTAAACGAAGTTTATGCAGCACAGCACGGTGTTGGTTTTGTTGCATGGGCTGAACTTGATGCGAAATTAGTAGAACAAGATAAATTCGCAAAATTGGTAAAAAAATAATAGGTTAAATATAATAACGGGGTGAGGCAATTCGCCTCATCCTTATTAATTATCATGAGGAGGAAAATTTGAAAGTATCAGAATTAACACTTGATATTATCAAACAATACTTACGTATTGACGGTAACAATGATGATATCTTACTTGAAATGTTACGTACATCCTCTATTCAATATTGTACTTCTTACATGGGGTGTACTATTGAAGATCTTGACAAATACAATGATGTTACAATTGTTGTACTTTCACTAATATCAGATTCTTATGAAGTACGTCAATTTACAACAAGTACAATTACCTTAAATCCAATAATGCAAGGCGTTTTAGATCTACATTGTAGCAATTTCATTGGTAGTGATATTACATCTAATGCTAATGCTAATGCTAATGCTAATGCTAATGCTAATGCTAACATCACGAATAATATCGCTCAAATTAGTGAAGTTGCTGTTTATGATGTTATTTGGGGAATTGCACAACCTGGCGCACCCGGCAAAGTTAGTAGAGGCTATTTACAGTATAATCCTTCAACTGGTATCGGTAAATTACATCTTGATATGACAGTACCTAGTAGTGTTGCTAACGGAAATGTTATCTGCAAACTTCCAAATGATGCACCAGTACCTATAAGTTTATTAGAAGTACAAGCTAACGCAAACGGTGGTAGTATATACGTAGAACCTAACAAACGTGATATACAATGTTGGAGTTTAGGTGGAATTACAAAACGTTATATTGTTGATCTTGTTGGCTTTTGGAAAGATATAAAATGAGATATGTAAAAGATATGCGACTTTCGAGCATTTGTAAAAATCGTATAGAGGTTTGGGGTAATGTAACAAGTAATACAAAAAATAGACTAGGTCAACATCCAAAAGAAGACAGAAAACTATTTGATGTGTGGGGTGCTGTATTACCACAAACAGGATCATTATTAAATGGTCGAAACGCAGAAACAACGTTGTGTCGTACGACACATAAAATCGTACTACGTTACAACAAAAATATTACTAGCGCAAATTGGTTTATTTACAATGGCACAAGATATGATATTTTGTACATACTTGATCCGTACTTGAATAGTGAACGTTTAGAATGTTATTGTGAAGTTGTAATTTAATATTTACATCGTTGCAACAACGTGGTATAATAATAACTGTTAGGAGGTGAATTCACACGTGCTATCAGTTATTGATATTATACGAGCTTTGTCAGAATTAATCGAAAACAAATATCCAGATTATCCAGTCGTAGACATGGACGTTACTGAGAATTATCCTAGGCCAAGCTATTTTATAGAAGTCGATGACATAGAAACTAGTTGGGTTGCTAATGATTATATTAAGGAATCCAGTAATTTAAAAATTGTATTTTTTGCCGCTGAAAGATATGAAGGCTTTTTAGAATTACTTGACATGAAAAATAATTTAACAGTACTGTTTGACGATCCGTTACATGTTAATGACGGAAAATCTGAGTATTATGTCTCTCTATTAAATACTGCAAGTGATATATATAAAACTGACAAAGTATTAGAATTTACTTTGCGAGCAGATCTTATTCAAAAAGTTGAACGCAAAGAAACGGAACCTTATATGGAAGAGTTAAGTACAAATATTAACTAGGAGGAATTATATGGCGTATAGATTGGATTTACCAGATATTTCTGTAATTTTTACACAAAAAGCAGTTACCGCTGTACAACGCTCAGAACGTGGTGTATTATGTGTAATTATGAAAGACAAACAACAAACAACTGGTATTAAAAAATTTGTGTATAAAAGACTAGCAGATGTTACAAACACCGATTTTGAAACAAGCAATTTTACAGCATTAAAACGTGCATTTGACGTTGCTGTTAACAAGGTATATGTATTACGTTGTTCTGCTGCTAGCACATTAGTCGATATTGTAAAAGAACTTGACAAAATCAAGTTTAATTATGTATGTACAAATGTAAAGGAACTGCAACAAGATTTAGCAAATCAAGTTGTACAATACAATCGTGATAATCAAGGTCACAAATGTGTAGCTGTAGTTGCTAATCCAACACAAGCCGATAGTAAATATGTTATCCAACTTAAGGGTAAAGGTGGTAAACTTAAAGACGGATCCGATGTGAACGCCGAGGATTATTTGATTCGTATCGCGTCTACATTGTGTAATCTACCTATGAATCGTAGTTTAACTTATTACGTTTTTGAGGATCTTGCATCTTGGGATGATACATATCTTACAACTGAAGCACCTATCGGAAAATGGATTAGTGATGGTTGGTTAACATTAATTAATGACGACGACGAAGTAAAATGTGGTCGTGCTATTAATAGTCTAACAACATTTACAAGTACTGACACAGAAGATATGAGCTATATCATTATTGTCGAGGCTATGAACTTGATCATCGAAGATATTTATACAACATTTAAAGATTATTATGTAGGTAAATATAAAAATACTTTGAGCAACCAAAGATTGTTCATCACATCTGTCAATGCTTACTTCCGTCAACTTATGCGTGAGGAAGTGCTAGATGATATGTACGACAATCACGCATACGTTGACATCGAATCTCAACGACTTGCATGGCTTAGTGTTGGTAAAACTGAAGCCGGAGATTGGGACGACAACAAAGTGCAACAAATGACATTCCGCACTCATGTGTTCTTAGCTGGTGATGCTAAAATATCCAACGCTATGGAAGATCTTAAATTTGTCATTGCACTTGCATAAAGGAGGATCTAAATAGATGAATGGTAATTCAGTAATTTTAGGCACATTCGGTAAACTTTACGTGAACAATGTGCGAATCGCAAATATTAAATCTTTTGAATTAAAAGCAAACTTACAATACGAGGATATTCTCGTAAACGGTAATTTGATCACACAATCCAAATATAAAGGTGCAACGTTAACAGGCACAATGGTCGTACATAAAGTAGATAGTGCGAACATCAAACTCGTTAAAGATGCAATTAAAACAGGTGTTATGCCAAACATCAAATTTATGGGTGAGCTTAAGGATCCTAATGTAAATGGTGATGAAGCTGTTGAAGTATCTGATGTTATGTTTGATGAAGCAACATTATTATCCTTTGCAAATGGTGAAGTACGCGAAGAATCTACTGCATTCCGTGCGGGTGATTATAACTATTTAAGTACTATTTAATTGTTGCAATGGGGTGTATCATTTATGATGCGCCCCATTCATTTATACTATGCGTTTTATATATTGTACATTTTGTTGTAACAGGTATATTATAATAACTGTAAGGAGGATAATTGCTGGTAAGTTATTATAAAGAAATGAGGAAAATAAAATGAAAACAGTATTAAGCGTAATTTTAGCAATAGTTGGTATAGCATTCTTCCCCATGTTCTTATGGGGTCTAAGTGGTATTTTACGTTTGCAATTTGGTTTGATTTATATGTTTATGCTTGGCTTTAGCACTTGTATCGAATGTGGTGTAATTTGTGCTATTAAAGCCTTAAATAAATAGGAGGTATGTATGGATTATATTAGTCAAATTTTAGATCGAGCAAATAAAACAATGCAATCTCAAAGTGAGATTAATACAGAAATGACATTAGACATTGACGGTACTGAATTAAAAGTAAATCGTTTACCAGTGCAAAAAGTATTTGAACTTTTAAATGAAGCACAAGAAAACGAATATGATGCTGAGCTAGAATTGATTTATCTATCCGCATATGATACATTTAATAATGAAGCTGTTATGCAACTGAATGAATCACATGAGCCGCATGATATAGTAAAAACTGTGTTTGGTGATGATCCTATATTAATCGGTAAAATCGCGAGCGCTATTGTTACTTGGTACGATTTGAAAAAAACTGTTGATATTACGGTTAAATCATTAAAAAAGTAATACGCGAAGATATTCGCGCATCTGTGATCTCGCATTATAGTTTGCGAGGTATGTCATTTACTGAATTAAAAAATCTCGATTATTATGATATTTTATATTTGTATGCTACGCTGGAGCTTGAAAATAATGGAAATTGACGATCGAGAATTATTACAAGTTATAAAACAATTAAAGTATTTCGACACCGGTTATTTTGATAAAGATTTTCGAAACATTGGCAAAAAAGCAGCTGGGCCTATTTTAACAAAATGGGCAAAAGATGCAAACACAAACATCAACTTCCCATTTTCTGGTGGTCATGCAAAGTCTGGTAATTTTACAGGATCAATGAAACGGTATAGTCAAAAAGATAGAAATATCAGTAAGTCGAAATACAAATATAAAAAACAACCTATACACGAGGAGAATGGTAATTTCGTATTCAAATTAAAAAATCAAATTCGATTATCAAACATTTGGGAAGCAAAGCATTTTACACCTCACATAGGTACAACTAAACTTGCCACAAAATCTGGTTTTGGTAACAAAGAAAAGACGGAACGTATGTTCGACAATTATACACAAAACTTCGTTGATCGTCTAGCAGAGTTTGTAAAGAAGCAAGTGGAAAGGAAAAGTAAAGTATGAGCAATAGAAATGCTACTGTAACAGTAAATACTAAAGCAAATACTGGCGGGCTCAAACAAGTATCTGGCGCGCTAACGTCTTTTGATTCTGGATTAAAAGGTACATTAGGTAATTTGAAACAATTCAAAGGTGCATTGGGTGCGTTAGCACTTGTTGGCGTTGTAAACGGTATTAAATCGTTCGCAGATGATATGCGCAACGCATACATGGTACAAGCAAAAGCAGAAAAATCCGTAAATGACGCATTGTATTCAAACATGACTGCTCGCGGTGAATCTCAACAAGCAATTGATGATCAGGTGAAAGCATATAAAAGCCTAGCATCACAATTACAAAAAGTTGGTGTTATCGGTGATGAGGTTACTTTATCCGGTATGGGTATAATGACTCAAATGGGTTTAACTACTGATCAAGTAAAAACCATGACACCATTATTACAAGATCTTGCTGTTAAACAATTTGGTTTAAATGTGTCTACTGATCAATATACACAATTATCGCAATCCGTTGCAACAATGGTCAACATGGGGAAATTGACATTGCAAGGCTATGGTATACAAGTATCTGATGTAGAACGCAAACAATTTAAAGCCATGTCACAATCTAAACGCTATACATTTATCATGAATAAGTTGAAAAACTCAGTTGCGGGTGCGAATGAAGCATTAGCACAAACAGCTGGTGGTAAAATGCAACAAATGAATAATGCTATCGGAGATTGTGAAGAACAAGTAGGTCAATTAGTAAATACTATTTATGGTGGATTTGCTACAATGGCGTTACCAGTGATCGAAGACGCAACTGGTGCATTTCAAGAATTCATGACTGTTTTAAATGGTGGTGATGCACCTGATGGTGGTTTTCAATATCTAACTGCTGATGACGCTAACAACATCGCACTTATTAAGCAGAATCTTGATGATACTTTTACTAGTCTTAGTAACATTTTTGGTGGTGGTTGGGGAACACTATCAGAATTAATCGGTACAGAACAATTTTTGGCTGACATTGCAAACATTACGAATGAAGTATCTTATTTATCGAGCATTATCGAAAACTTAATGCACAATTATCGAGCGTTACGTGATGAGGGTTTATATAGTCAAAACTTAGTATCCGTTTTTGGTGGTCGTCAAGAAAAAGGTAATGCAAACGGCACAAATTACTGGGAAGGCGGTCGCACAATTGTTGGTGAATATGGTCCCGAAATTGTTGATTTACCTAGGGGATCGAGTATTAATACAAATGCACAAACACAACGTGAATTGTCTGGAGGATCCGGAACAACAATATCGTGTCCAATCACTATACAGGGAAACGTTATTGGTACTCAAGATTTTATAGATCAAGTCGGTGATGCAATCAGTGGTCGTGTATCAATGGCACTAGCTAATATGTAATAAAGTTATAATAAGGATGCTACAAAAGCATCCTTATTTTATTTGCTATTTCGTTGTAACATGATATAATAATATATATATGAAAGCGAGGTGAAAAAATGGATTTAACAAGTCTTTTAAATTTATATCGTGCATACTTATCTTTTCAAGGTAATAAAAATGTACGTGCTGATATAACACTACTTTTAGAGGGAGGATCATCCGTGACGTTCCCGGTTCCACCTGCAGATTTACCACAAATAACTGCACCACAAAATAATGAAGTATTCAAATCTGTTATTGGTGATGTAAGTCAAATTGGTTTACTTGGTTTAAGATCGGTTGCATTTAATAATGTATTGTTACCATCTGACGTTAGTAATTATAGTTGGGCAAGAGGTGATAATGGATCCGACATTATAAATTTCATTAATGACAATCGCCAGAAGGGCCAGCCATTCCGATTGATTATTACGAAAGGTGATGTTACATATTTAAATATGAATGTGCTTGTAGATGATTTTGATTATTACCAAGACAATCAAGCAGATTATCATATGAATTCTACATTTACAGAATATCGCACTTACAATAGTCAGACTGGAGGTCTTGAAACATGATCAGGGTTGAAGCGATCATTGACGGCAATCCATATATTATTAGCGCGTTTTGTAGTAGTATCAAACGTGAAGATGATATAAAATCTCTCGGGGTTAAGTTGTCATTTGATTACTTAAATAATAAAGTCATAGATAAAAATACTGTTTGGATCGATCTTTCACTAGGAAACACAATTTTATTATATGATGATGATACACTGCTTTTTCAAGGTACAATACAAAAAGCCACACGCAACGGTTTAGGCTCATATCAATATGAGGCGTACGACAATGCTTGGTATTTAAACAAACAAGAAGCAAGAATACAATTCAATGCTGTTGATGTTAAGAAGGCAATTGAAACATTATGCAAGCAAGAAAATATCCCTTGTGATGTCGCCTGTGATATTACAACAAAAGTTACTAAAATTTATAATGGTGATACTATATCTAAAATTATAGATGATTTGTTACAACTTGCTACTAACGAAACTGGTAAACGTTATCGTCGCGAATATAACTACGGTAAATTATATATAAATGCGTTTGACAATCTTAAAATGATTTGGCAAAGTGAGCCACTTGTATCTGAGTTTACTCAAGAATTCAACTGCGAAACATTAGCAAATAAAATCGTTATTATGAGTAGTAAAGAAAAATCACAACAAGTTATTGCAACAGCTCAAGACGATAACTCAATTAAGAAATACGGTTTATATGTTCATTATGAAAAAGTAGACGACAAGAAAAATACACAAGCTGCACAAATCGCTAAAACAAAACTTAAAAATATGGCTTGGCCAACAAAAGCGACTAAATGTACTTTATTAGGTGATAATTATGTGCGTAGCGGCAGGATCCTGAAATTTAATCAACCAAATATAAATATGGTTGGTGAATATCTAGTGACATCATGTCAACATTCATATGATGCAGGTAAACACATTATGGATTGTGAACTTATATTAAATGAGGAGGTTAACGATAATGTCTAGTTGGGATTATGAACTTGCTGCTCAATTTACACGTCGAGATAATCCAAAAACAAAAATGGGCCCTATGATTGGTAAAGTAATTAGTACTTCTCCGCCTGTGATAACAATTCAAGACGGTAAATATACAATTAAAGGTGAACAATTATATGTTGCGTATCATTTATTAGAACGTAAAAGTACCTACAGCAGTATGCATCAATCTGGCAGTATTAGTGTATCATGTCCACATGGTGGTGGATCATATACTTCGACTAGTACTGGTGATATTGTACTCGACGAAGTTTGGAAAACTGGTGATCTTGTTCTTGTGATCCCGACAGAATCAGAACAACAATTTATAGTAGTTGATGTTATTAGACAATTAAAAGGTTGTAATAGTCAAGCAAAATAATACTTTGCATCGTTGCAACAGTGTGGTATAATAAATATTGTTAGGAGGTGAACATTATAAAATCTATAAAATTTAATTATAATACTAATACATTTATTGTTGATGATCCGCCAAACGAAGTTGAACAAATAAAGCAGTGGGTTGAACTACTTATAAAAGTAGAAAAAGACAAATATAAAATATATAACGAAAATTTTGGTATGGACTTCTCCGATATTGTTGGTTATCGATTACCTAGAAGTGTACAAGTATCTGAAATTATTCGTCGGTTAAAGCGTACAATTTTAAATGGTTGTGATCACGTTACCGATGTACGGGATTTTACATTTAACAAAGGTAAATTTACATTTACAATTATAACTGATCTTGGCAAGGAGGTGTTACTAGTTGTATAGTGATAAAAGTTTAAATGATATTCACAATCTTATGTTATCACAAATTGATAATGAATATCGTAAAAGACAAGGTTATCCAACATATGATATTACTCGAGGGTTTGCGTTTGGTGTTAAAACAAGTTGGGACTTAGCATATGAAACGGCTTTAAAATTAAATGTTGATAATCTCAAAGGTAGCGAACTTGATACTTTCATTTCTGAACGAACAGGATTAGATCGCAAGCGTTCAACAAAATCAAAAGGTGAAATTACAATTGTAAATGGTAACGGATCTGTTTTAAAAGGTGATTTATTTACAACAGTTGAAGGTATTCAATTTGTTGCAACGGAATCAAAAGAAGTGTATAATGGTGATAAAGTACAAGTTGAATCTGTTGTCGGCGGCGCTAACATGAATGTTGGTATCAATGAAATAACTGAAATGCCAATCACATTACAAGGTATTTTTAAGGTAACAAATGATAAAGTATTCACTGGTGGTTATGATACTGAAACGGACGACGATTATCGGAACAGATATTATACTAAACTACGTACACCAGTTAATGGCGTTAACGCGAATCAGTACGTGCTTTGGGCTGAGTCAGTTGATGGTGTAGGTAAAGCACGTTGTATTCCAATTTGGAATGGTATTAATACAGTAAAAGTCGTATTGGTTGGTAATGACTTTAAACCCGCTAGCGAAGATCTTGTAAATCGCGTACAAGCATATATTGATCCTCACAAAAATGGTGATGGTGCTGGTGTTGCAACAATTGGTGCAGTAACAACTGTAGTAAAAGCAACAACAAAAACAGTTAACATAGATGTGTACGGTTTAAAAGTCGATAGTGCTTTGGAAGCAACAAAGGCAGCAATTAAAGCAAATATAGATAGATACATAAAATCAACTGCGTTTAATAAAGATTATATTTCACTCGCAAAAATTGGTTTAGTAATCGCCGAAACAAAAAATGTCGATGATTATCGAGAAATTAGGATAAATAACTCACATTATAGCTTAACACTTAATAAAGACGAGTGTGGTGTTTTAGGGGAGATTATATATCATGACTAAAGACGAAATGATTAAGACACTTCCAACGTTATATCGCAAAGATAAATGGGTCAATGAGATTTATAATACTGCTCAACTTGATGAGGTCAATAATCAGTCTAAGATAAATTATAATAATATTTTTATGACACACCTTGATGATTATGGTTGCTCATTATATGAAAAAGACTTATTACTAGATCCTAAAGACACATTGGACGAAAGGCGCTCGGCAATTATTACAAGGTGGAGAGCAAATTATCGTTGTACGTTAGAATTGTTACAATCTATCGTTAGTCAATGGTTTGGTGATAGGTGTGATGTTACATATGATGGTAATGCAACAGTTACACATACAACAAAAGTTGGCACGCGGTTTGATCCTAATTTATATGAATACCAGACATTTTTAAAGCATTATATGGATGTATTCCCTGCACATTTCAATTTAGTATGGCAACATATGTACAATAGGTGGATTGATTATTGCAAGCCAACAAATTGGGGTACAGCTCGTACTAGTTACTTAAATTGGGGAGAAATACATAACAATAAATGGCGAAGCGAAATGACGACATTACGAGCTAAAACATGGAAATATAATTCTAAAAGAACGTGGAACGACGTTCTTGATACTGAAATTAATTGGAAGGAAAATAATTAATGGAATACACAAAGAACCTAAAATTGGCCAAACCATCATACGACGATGATGTAGATGTGAACATCATAAATAAGAATATGGATATTATTGACGATCGGATCATAAATGCTAGAAATTACTTACCACTAAATGGTGGTACTATGATTGGTAATATTACAATGCCTTTTAATATTGGTTTAAATTATGATGCAAATCATTGGCTCAATTTTCAAAACACGAGTTTTAAAGGCGTAACAGATACTACACTTGCTACGAAAGCAAATCGCTTTAAATTCTACACGCCGTCTTGGAAAGAGTTTGTCGTTCAAGACGATGGGGTTTATTGGAATGGAAAATCATTGTTAACAATTGATGATAAAAATGCAATGAATACCATTCAAGAAACACAACTATTATGGGGTAGTGGTTACACAAAACTAAATAACGGCTTATTGTTACAATGGGGTATTGCAAACACTAACGGCGATGATAGAAATCCAACTTTGTCAAATGCAAGAATTAATTTACCTTTGCCATTTGCAGATGCTGGTTATTGCGTAATTGCGAGCAAATCAAACGGAAATAATAATAATTATTACGCAACTACATATGATGGTGTTACAATATATAATATTACAAAAACTTCTTTTGATATGTCAACATTATCACAAGTATTTTATAGTAATGTTAATTGGTTTGCTATTGGAAAAGGTGTATTATAATGAACAATATTATTAAAAAATCCGAATTTGACGAACAAACGTATTATGAACTATCTCAATGGTGTAATGAAAATCAATATACAATTGAAGATAGAGGTGACGAATACGTAGCTGTTCCATTATCTGATGTACAGGTTGATACTCAAATTCAAAAGAAATTGCTACAACAACAAATCCAAAATATTGACATAAAATTATCTGAACTTCGCGGTGCCGGTGAATGTGTAATATCTGTGAATGGCAATAATGAATATGATGTATTTAAAGACGGTATACTCGTTACAATGAATGAAACAGAATTCCAAAATTATTTTAATGAGTTAACAAATACAAGATCTGATTTATTGCAACAATATAAGGAGTTGAAATAATGGCTACTGAAACAACTAACTTACATTTGACTAAGCCAGATATGACAGATTGGGCCGATATTAGGGTTATCAATAATAACTGGGATATTCTTGATAGAATTTTTGCTGATACTGTAGGCGATATAAGCAAATCAAATACTGGACTTGTTGTGAACAAAAAAAACAATACAACTAAGGCAGTTGACTTTATTACTAATTCATATACAGATGCCGACACAACAAAATTACTAACACTTGCAGCGCTTAAGCAATATCTTGGCGAGGGTGCTATTGTGTCATCTAAGATTGATACTGTAGGTTACATCAAATTTAAAAATGGTTTAATCATTCAATGGGGATTAAATTGGTTTAATGGAGATGCAAAATATGTTGATGTTAATCTTCCAACACCTAGCAAGGTATTCGTTGCTGTTGCAACAGACGATTTAGGTAGCTTAGTGACTAGCGCAGATAATTTCTTCATCAACTGGAATAGTGCTTACAGTACAAATCATACAACAACAATTCGATTTTTAGGTCGTGGTGGTAATATAGGCAACTTCACATGGATATGCATTGGTAAGGGGGTATAATATGAAAGCGTTTGATATTTCTGATTGGCAAGATTATTTTACAAGTGTTGAACAATTTAAACAAGCAAAAGAACAAGGATATGATGGCGTGATTGTAAAACTTGGTGAAAGTTATAATGAAACTGAATGCGGCAGAACGCAGATCCTAAACGCGCTTGAAGTTGGTTTGAAAGTTGGTGTTTATTATTTTAGTCATGCCTACGATCTTGAAGAATGTCGTAACGAAGCAAAATGGGTAATTGGTAAACTACAAGAAATTGGTTTAACTGATTGGCACTTGCAACTTGGTGTATGGTATGATTATGAAGATCATACACGCTTACGTTCTTATATAAATAGTGGTCGATTATCGTATCAAGATATTACAAACATTATGTGCGAATTTGTAAATACATTACATCGCGCTGGATTCAATAATGTTGGTATTTATAGCGGATATTCTCTATTATGGGATGAAACATATATGTATAGCCAAGTGCCTTGGGTACCATTATGGGTTGCTCAATATAATAGTGAATGTGATTATCCGAAGGAAAGTGTTTACATCTGGCAACATTCAGATCATGGTGATGTATGCGGAAATGAAATGGATGTGAATGAAGTATTTAAAACATTTGTTAAGAAAAAATGTGATTGCGGATGCGATTGCTGTTCTAAATAGTAAATACAGTATATAGTATATGAAACTGCGTGGTGCAGCAATATGTTGTATAATACAATATGTAGCTGCACCATTTTTATCGCTATACCATATACAGTATATATGACAGAACAGCATAATGCTGTCCTGTGCTATGTGTAACAAGCATTGTACGTTGCTGTTGAATCTGGTATAATAATAAATGTAAGGGGGATACCTTACAAGATATGATTGAACGGAGGACACAACAATGACTTGCAAACAACTTACAGAAAAATTACAAAGCTTAAACGAAGGTATGAAAATTGAAGTTAAAAAAGTTACTGAACGTGGTCGTATTACTGGTACAAGCACAAGCTATCAATTAATCGTTGGTTTTAGTAAAAAATTCTATATTGGTGCTTTTACATTAAAACAATTAGTAAAAGATATGACAAAAGACGGTAACGTGCTTACATTAACAAGTCGTTACGGTAAATATGAACAAATTAAAATTGTTGTTGCATAAGGAGGTGCAGCATGAACAACTGGATTGATTATTTAATAACAGGTTTGCTTGCTACGATATTATTTATTGTCGCGTATTGGTGGTTAGTATTATTAGTAATATTTTTGGGGTGTGTATTATGATTATTAAAAAGACTTATGCTGAAAACGAATACATTATTATTGATGTAACAAAAGAGTATACTGTGAATGGACTAGTTATATTACATGGTAAATGTATAGAACAAGTTGATCCAGATGGTGCTATTTTTGAACCGGGTGAAGAAGTTGAGGTATTTATGAGTGATATTGTTGAGGTATTAGAAGAATGAAAGTGGGAGCGTGTTTATTGATTAGGCCAAAAGATAAATGGCTATGTGTGAAGTATTATTCACATGACAATGAAAGTTTATATTATGTACCGATGCAAATTGATATGTTACATAAACGACATATCAAAAAGATGAAATGTGATCCAAATAGGATCCGTAGTATATATCAGGGCAAAGGTGATAAAGTACTTAAAGGAGGTGAGCCTATTGAACTTGACTAAACAACAAACATGTGTGAGTGAATTTTTGTATAACGTATATTTGGAAAGTGATAGCAAGGAGCTTGATGAATGGTTAGTGTATCTTGCACGCGAAAGTGGTGACGAACGACTTGCTCAATTAATGGAAGGTAATAAATAATGATTATTAAAAAGACTTATGCTGAAAACGATTACATTATTATCAAATTAACAAATATCAGTATGATAGGTGATAGTACTATGCTTACTGGTGAAGTATTAAAAACAACCGATCCAATGTTTAAACAATATAAAGAAGTACACCTAGCAATGAGCGAATTGGTAGAGGTATTAAGTATATGATTTTTTTCGATACTGAAGTATTTGTGCATGATTGGTTGCTTGTAACATTTGATGGTAATGAATTCACGTATATCGAGAATGATCGAGAATTGTTGCAACAATATTATGACAAACATAAAAACGAGTTATGGATCGGCTACAACTGCAAAGGGTACGACCAATATATTATAAAAGCAATTTTATTAGGGATTAATCCAAAAATTGTCAATGATTATATTATTAAAGGTGGTCAGCCGGGTTGGTCATTTACAAACAAGTTTAAATCTATAAATTTGAATATATACGATTGTATGGTATTTGGTAAATCACTAAAGCAACTCGAGTCGTATATGGGTGTTAACATACATGAAACTGACGTTGATTTTGATCTAACGCGATCATTAAATGAGGAAGAAAAACGACTTAATCGTGAATATTGTCGTGATGATGTATACAATACTGCTTTGGTGTTCCAACAAACAAAACAAGATTTTGAAGCACATTACGGATTATGTCAACTCGCTGGAGAACCATTATCAAGTATGTCAAAAACAAAGGCACAGCTTGGTGCTAAAATTTTGAAAGCGAAACGATTAACGTCAGATGAATGGGATCAGGAATTCGATTTTGAATATGTACAATGTGTGAAAGATTATTCATATAAACATGATGATGTTGTTAAGTTTTTTGATAGCATTCGAGAGTCTAAAGATCCGACTGCAAGCTACGAAATTGATTTATATGGAACACCACATATTTTTGCATTAGGTGGTTTACATGGTGCAATATCAAACTACTTATGGTCAAATGATAATAAATCAAAAATGGTACATGCAGATGTCGGCTCAATGTACCCATCAATTATGATTGAGTGGGATTTATTGTCGCGAGGTGTTCCAGATCCTAAATTATATATTGATGTTCGTGAGAAACGTTTACAATTTAAAAAAGCAAAAGATCCTAGACAGCTACCATTGAAGCTCGTTCTCAATTCCGTGTATGGGCAAAGTGGAGCGGGCAAATGCGTTGATGGTAAATATAAAGTATTGTCTGACTTGTATGATCCTAAGCGTATGCGTGAGGTATGTATTAATGGGCAATTAATGATTTTACAATTAATTGAAGATGTCTGCGAAATGTTACCGAGGACACAACTTGTGCAGTCAAATACAGATGGTGTAGTGTTTAAAGTATGTAATGATGATTGGGATAAATTTGACGAGATCGTGAAAGTTTGGGAAAAACGTACTCGATTAAATATGGAATATGATTATACAAACGCGATTTATCAGCGTGATGTAAATAATTACATTGCAATATTTGATGATGGCAAAATCGAGCGTAAAGGTGGATCCGTTAAAGAAGCAAAGGTTATCGATAATGATCTTCCAATAGTATCAGATGCCGTAGTTGAATATTTTGTGAATGGTGTAGATCCTGCTGAGTATATATCTAAAGAAAATGATATGATGAGATTCATGAAAACGTATAAACTCAGTGGTAAATATGATCATGCATTATATAATGATGAACTACTAACTGACAAAGTTTATCGAGTATTTGCATCTCGTAGTCGTAATGACGGTATTTTATATAAGTGTAAACATGATAAAAACCCAGAAAAATTCGCATCATGCCCAGATCATTGTAGGATCGTAAATGGTAACATTCAAGAAATGAAAACACCAAAATGGCTAGATCGTAAATGGTATATTGACGAGGCGTGGAAACGCATAAATTCATTTAAAGGTGAGTAAATACAGTATATAGTATACTGAGAGATTTTAGAGAGCTATATATCGTATGTACCATATATAGCTGTTGCAACCGTTAACATATACAATAGGAGGTATATATGAAGATTAAAGTATTAAATGAAAATTGCATCCCTGAACGTAAACATGATTGGGATGCTGGACTTGATATGAAAGCAGCTGAAACTGTTACAATTCAACCCGGTGAAAATCGGCAAATTGGATTAGGTGTATGTGTACAGATCCCTGTTGGATATGTTGGTTTAATGTGTCCACGATCTAGTATCGGAGTAAATACGATGTTACGACCATCAATCTCTGTTGGCGTTATTGACGCTGGATATACTGGTGAAGCACATCAACCATATACAAATATTGGTGATGAACCAATTACATTGAACGAAGGAGAACGTATCGGCCAGCTTGTTGTTGTTCCTATTTTTGACTATAACCTCGAAGTTGTTGACGAATTAGAACCAACTGAGCGTGGTGATGGTGCTTTTGGCAGTACAGGTAAATAGATACAATATACCGTATATATTAAAATTTAACGAGGATATGATAACGACTACACACAACAAAACTTTTAGAAGTGTGATGGTTGACACATTGTTACTAAAAGTCATAATGCTGTCCTGTGCTATGTGTAACAAGCATTGTACATACAGTGTAGATCTGGTATAATAATAAATGTAAGGGGGATACCTTACAAAGTGATTATAAAGGAGATACACAAAATGAGAACACGTAAACAATTACAAGCAGCTTTAAACGAAATTAATAACACAAGCAACATTAAAGTAGTTAAAGAAAAAGATTTATATATGATCGTTCAAGATGGTTATGAAAGCGAATTCTGCTACACTTTAAAAGAACTAGTTAAAGAAGTTGCAGCAAAAGAAACAATCGAAATGGTGTATAAATGGTGGACAATGCAAGGTATGAAAGTTACAACTATCAAGGGTTTAAACTAGGATGTAAATATGTGGTATTATGTAACAGTTAACGAAATATGTATCGGTATGTTTAATAGTATAGAGGATGTAAATCGTTTTTTAGCACGCAATCAATATACGGTTATTAAACTTGAACAAACACGAGAATTTGAAACATTTATTGAAGTTACATATTTTTAGGAGGTATTTATTATGGTATTTATTACAACAATTGCAAATCAACTCAATAAAGATGGTGCATACGTTCTCAAATTATGCGAAGATAAACAAATTGAAGTACATTACGATCAAGACGGTGTTTGGATTTATGATGATCAAGCGAAGTTACTACTTGATAGTGAATTGAAAACACCAACACGCTATAATTTCAGAGGTGTAGAATGCACAGAAGTACAACGCATTATGATCGGTGATGACGCTATGCAAACGTTCTGGATGGGTAATATCATCAAATATTTGTATCGACGTCAAACTGTTGGTGATCTTAAAAAAGCGCGCGTTTACTTAGATATGTGGATCAAGGAGGTTGAAGATAAAAATGCAAATATTCAATAACTACACAAAATTTGTACAAGCCGCAATCCAATATGGTATAAATCGTGCTGGTACAAAATCATTAGGCAATCAGATGTTTACATTCAAAATTCCAAAGAAGTATGCAGGATTATTGGTGTTCCCAAAAGCTCGCCTTGGTCTAAAAACATATATATCATATGCATTGGCAGAAGCCGCTTGGTATATGTCGCGATCTCGATGTGTAAATTGGATCAGCAAATATGGACCAATTTGGAACGACATGAAAGATCCAATGGGGTTAGTCAATAGTAATTATGGTTATCAATTATATACTAATAATGATCTAACCCGTAAACTCGAACCCAATAAACCGGTATATTATAATATAATAAACTATGAAAATAGTGTGAGTATCTATGATGTACCTTGTAACAATTTCGTAGTTGCTGAGCTAAAAAGCGATGGTTTACATATGTATTCGTTAGCACGCAGTATTGATCTTATTTACGGATTGCCATTTGATATGATCGCGTTACAAGCATTTGGATATAAATTGTTGCAACAACAAAAGATCAATAGTTATGTATCTGCGGTTACATTTGAAATTATCGATGCACATGTATATGACAGTATGATCCAGAAATTAGATATATCATACACATCTAACCAGTTTGCGGGGATTCGATTTAAAGATACAGATTATTATGAGCATCAATATAATTATCGCGATATTGATTATCGTGAGCTTGCGAAGGATATTGTAAAGTATGATGTAAATATTGATGAGGAAATTGATTTTGATGCGCTTGATTATTTTGATGTGAAAGAACGACCTTATAACACTGAGAATTCATATTTGCATAATAGTTTGTATTTGAATCCAAATAATCGTAAAGATATTAAGCTAGTAGATAATGACACAATTATGTATAATACTATTGGATTTAGAACATTAATTTATAAAAAGGAGAAATAACATGTTTGATAAATGTTCATTCATTAACTCAGTGGGCGAATACGCATATGACTGTGATAATCGTTATGATATGTTGTTGCGCGATGACACGTGTGCAAACGCAATTGAAATAAATACACAGTATGGCAAAATTATCGTATCTGGTGACACACTTGTTGCAACAGGTAGAGGATTATGGAAACGTGCAGACGAATTATATATTGGTAATTCGCTTAAACATTATACAATGGGTAAAGCAGTTATTACTGGAATTATTTCAATTACGAACATTGTTCATATGTTTAGGTTGGTGGATTGCACTGCCGGATATTTAGTAATAGAAGGGTTTTACATTTCTGCTAATTAATGGTATAATATAATAAAGGAGGTGATTACATGTGGGTTAGAATTCGCAACATGATTGTGCCAATGTTATTGAGTGAAAATGCATTGCGCGGCCTTTGTGGTGCTGCAGGATTACGCGATGACGTATCTACAGCAATCGCAAAATCTGTCATGGATATTAAGTATTTTATCGATACAAAAGACAAACGTTATCTCAATCTTGCTATTGATGAGTTGCAAAAACTTATCAAATAATGGAGGTGATCCATTATCTCGTGTGATATAATGATTCACACGTTAAGAGAGACTACTACTAGTAGTCTCTTTTTTATATTTACAAATGTTGCAACATGTGATACAATAGTAATAAGGAGGGTTACAATAATGCACAATGTTGATCATGCTGTCATTATCAGTGGAGTTGTATCATTTTTATCGTATTGTTTTGGCGTTGTGAATCCCCAACTTGAAGTATTGTTGTGGGCAATGTCACTTGATATTGTGATCGGTATATTCGCAAGTTTTATCAATCCAAAACTAATGTACAATAGTCAAAAGACATTTCGTGGGATCGCTAAAAAAATTGTATTGTTAACATTAGTGTGCTTTGCACATCAACTTGATAACATGATGGGTACAGATACAATAGCGTTGACTACTTGCTATTTCTTTATTGTAAATGAAGGGATGAGTTGTTTAGAAAACGCAGGTAAATGTGGGCTTAAATTACCACCAATTATACAAAACTCGCTTGAACAATTAAAAGGTATAACTGATAATGAACATAAGAAGCATTAAAAACATACTTGCTACGCTTGGATATATTTGCACTATTCTATGTGGGGTAATAGCGCCTGATCTCGCAGATTGGTATATAGTGTTATATATTATATATTCTGTTGCAATAGGGATCGGACACGATGATGAGGATCACAATTAGTGGTCCTCTTTTATTATACAATATATAGTATGTGAGTAACGATCAACAAGCTAGATATTGTATAGCACAACATATAGCTGTATGAAAGTTATTTAGATACAATATATTGTATCTATGATATGAAGTAATATAATGTCACGACCAATGCATTTT